TCCTATGTACAATTGGCTCAAAGTGCTTCCTATGTAGAAAGTGCCTCATATGCTCTCACAGCATCCTATGTAGAAAATGCTCAAACTGCCTCCTATGTACAATTGGCTCAAAGTGCTTCCTATATACTAGCAGACAATATAGATCAACCTTTTACTTCTATAACAGCTTCTATTATAAGTGCCAGTGATACTATTATAGCAAACAATATAAGTGTTAGTACTTCATTAACTGCTTCTGGATTAAATTATCCAACAACAGACGGAGAAAATGGTGATGTTATAATAACTGACGGAGCTGGTAATTTATCAATAGATAAAGCTAAAGTATACATCCAAGTAAAAAATGCTGAAGATGGAACCCTGCCTAAAGGTACCCCGGTTTATGTTTCAGGTAGCCAAGGAAACCAAGTATTAGTAAAAGCAGCTTCTGCTTCAAGTGCTGATACAATGCCCGCTATAGGAGTACTAGCAAATAATTTAGATTCTGAAGGTGAGGGAATAGCTATTGTTACAGGATTTATTAACGGAGTTAATACATCTGCATTTGGGGAAGGAGATGTAGTTTATGTAGCAGCAGATGGTGGCTACACAAATGTTAAACCAACAGGTTCAAACCTAATCCAAAATTTGGGAATTGTAGAAAAATCAGCCGAAAATGGCTCAGGATTTGTATATGGCTCTGGTAGAGCAAACGATGTACCAAATATTACACTAGGGTATGCTTGGGTTGGTAATAGTGATAGTGTTGCAACAGCAGTTGCTACTTCTTCATTTGTAGTAGAGAATGCTCAAACCTCCTCCTATGTACAATTGGCTCAAAGTGCTTCCTATGTACAATTGGCTCAAACCGCCTCCTATGTAGAAAATGCTCAAAGTGCTTCATATGTTAGTTCAAGCGGTAATATAATAGCTGATTCTATCACCTTATCTACTTCAAGTGTTCAAGATACTTATATAATGGGTTTTTCTCGTACTGCAGATGGTATTGCTAGTAGATCCTCCTACTTTTTATCATTTAATAACAATTCTACAGCTTTAAAAAATTCTAATTTTGCGCTTTCTGATTTCCCTATCTCAGCATCTGATTACTATAATAGAGTAATCCCTTGCGATGATATGACTATTGCGGATAGTAGATCTATTGATATAACAGGAATGCTAATAGTATCAGGAGCTAGTAATATAAATTCTCGCCAAGTTCAAATCGATCTATACACAGCAAGTATTACTCCTAATAACAAAACTAATCCCTCGGATCCCTTAAACTTTACAAGAGCATTTGAAGGTAATAATATAGTATTAGATGTTTCTCCTCCATTTAATTCTATCAACCACTTTACCCAAAATTTTGATATAAGCACTTTACCTACAAACTCATTAATAGCGGTAGCTTTATCAAATGATAGCGCAACAACAGCTGTTACTACTGATACTAATGTAAGTATATCTCTTCGATTGACTAGAAATTATAAAAAGAAAAATTAATTAAAATTTTTCTAATATTTATAATAAAACAACATGGCAAACGCAGCAATTTGGCCGGGCTCTAGCTCGTTTTTTCCTGGTAACACCCCTTTTGGATTTTATGATAATGATACCGATTTCCAAACTGACGCTGATAAAGTAGCAGTATTTTGTTCTCGTCGTTTAGGATACCCCCTTACTGACGTAGAACTACAAGACATTAATTTTTATGCAGCTTTTGAAGAAGCTGTAACTACATACGGTAATGAAGTATTTGCTTATCAAGCATCTCAAAATTATTTATCCCTTGAAGGTTCAATCACAGGTTCTAATTTAAATTATAAATTACAACAACCTAACTTAGGAACTGTAATTAGAATAGCAGAACAATACGGTAGTGAAGCAGGTGTTGGGGGCTCTGTTGAATACAGAACAGGCAGCATTCAAATGACAGCTGGAACTCAAGTTTATGATTTACAAGAATTTGCTACTTCTGAAAGTATAGAAAAAGCTAATATTGAAGTTAAAGAAATATTCTATCAAGCCCCTCCTTCAATTGTAAGATATTTTGACCCTTATGCTGGTACAGGCACAGATGTACAAGGATTATTAGACGCTTTTGGATTTGGTAACTATACCCCAGGCATCAATTTCTTACTAATGCCCATTAACTACGATTTAGGTAAACTTCAAGCCATTGAATTTAATGATATGGTTAGAAAATCTAATTATAGTTTTGAATTAGTTAACAATAAAATCAGAATATTCCCTATACCTACTAGAAGCGAAAAATTATATTTTAAATATGTTTTAAAATCTGATAGAAATAATCCTGTTGTTTCTGGTAGTTTAGGAACTGGAGTTGTAACAGATATTTCAACTGTACCCTATGCTAACCCAACTTATTCATATATTAATTCAATTGGTAGACAATGGATTTTTGAATATACTTTAGCATTATGTAAAGAAATGTTAGGGTATATAAGAGGTAAGTATGGAACTGTTCCTATCCCTAATGCTGAGGTTACTTTAAACCATGGAGATCTTATCACAGCAGCAACTGCTGAAAAAACAGCATTAATTGAAAGATTAAGGGCATACCTTGAAGAAACTTCTAGGAATAAATTATTAGAAAAAAAAGCACAAGAAGCTGAGTTTTTACAAAAGGATTTAAATAACGTACCCTTTACAATCTTTATTGGCTAATGGCATTATTTGGAAAATCCCGTGATATAAATTTATTTACAACCATTAACCGTGAGTTGATGGGGGATATTATAACTCAACAATGTGCTTTTTATAAACATAATTTATCTCAAACTACAGTTAATATTTATGGTGAAGCTTCCTCGGGTAGATACTTAGAAGGTCCTTATTTATTTAATGCATTAATTGCAAGACAAGATCAAGAATATCCTGAAAGTGATTTAGGTATAGATTTTAAATGGGGAATTGAGTTTAGATTCTTAAGGGAAGATTTAGTAGATGCTAATGTAGTACCTGAAGTTGGTGATATAATTTTATACCAAAACGGATATTACGAAGTTAATAATATAAATTCAAACCAATATATAGTAGGCAAAAACCCAGATTACCCAAATAATGCTAATCCCCTTAACCCCGGATTAGAAAATTTTGGAGCTAACTTCTCAGTTGTGTGTAACACTAATTATATGCCTGGAGATTTATTAGGAATAACTAAAGAAAGATTATAATGGCAACACAAGGAAGAATACCTATACCAAAATCTCAAGAAGAGATTAGTAATAGTTTAATAGAACCTTACGACAAGTTAGGTAGGGGAAAACCTAATACTAGAACTGCTCTAAATAGAGGAGAACAAATATCATTTAAAGATGATACTACTAAACCTTTTAGTTTAGGTATTCAAGATATTGATGAAACTATTTTTTATTATTTTGAAAAAGTTATTCAACCTTTTGTAGTACAAAATAATCAAAGAATTCCTGTTCCTATTAAATATGGGTCCCCCGAAAAATGGAAGGATGTTCAAAAAGATGGTTATTATAGAGATGCTAAAGGTAAAATTATGGCCCCTCTTATCTTGGTAAAGAGAACTAGTATGAAAAATGATTCTACTTACTATAAAATAGATGCTAACCGTTTACATCATTTTGAATATTTTCAAAAATCTTATACAAAATTAAATGCATATAGTAAGTTTAATGTTTTAAATGATACTAATCCTATTAAAGAATCATATGCTATAGTAATTCCTGATTTTGTTACTATTACTTATAGCTGTATAGCTTATACCTATTATGTAGACCAATTAAATAAAATAGTAGAAGCTATAAATTACGCTGCTAATTCTTATTGGGGTGATCCTGAAAGATTTAAATTTAATACTTTAATCAATTCCTTTGATATGTCTACTGATACTCCCTCAGGTGACATAAGAACGGTAAAAGCTACATTCGATTTAACCCTCAAAGGTTATCTCATCCCAGACGTAATACAAAAAGATTTAATATCACCTAAAAAAGTATTTAGTTCTTCAAAAATTATGTTTGATCAAGAGACTACTACTAATAATTTACGCTAAATTTAATTTATAAAAATTTTAATATATTTATTAACAAATTAAAAGTTATGGAACAAACAAAATTATCCCAAGAAGAGCTTAATTCTCTTATCCAGTTGCAAGAAACCCAAAATCGTATTGTTGCTTCTTTAGGTCAAATAGAGTACAATATTCAATTATTGGAGTTGCAAAAAGAAAAATTAGTAGAACAAATTGAAGAACTTAAAAAATCTGAAATTAAAATAGGACAAGATCTAACACAAAAATATGGAAATGGCAGCATAGATTTAGATTCAGGAACTTTCATTAAAGCAGAATCTAATCTTGAAACCTCTTGAAATATTTATAACAAAATACAAACAAGAATAACTCATGGCAAACAACAACATCGTCTCTCCTGGTATTTATATCAACGAAACAGACCAGTCATTTATTCCTGATGGAATTATTCAGGCGGGTGCTGCAATAGTTGGTCCTACAGTCAAAGGACCAGTTAATGTTCCCCAATTAGTAACATCATACGCAGGATATGTGGCTAAATTTGGTGATACTATTGATAGCGGTAGTAGCACCTATTCATTCTTTAACTCAACAGCAGCTTATAACTACTTTAACAACGGAGGTGAAAGCCTTTTAGTTAGTAGAGTTGTGCGAGGTACCTATACTGCAGCTTCAGCTTCTGTTACTGGTTCAGGTTCAACAGTATCATTTCAACTAAACACCATTTCAGCGGGTGCTGATCAAAATAGTAGTGGTTCTGAAAATTCTGGTGGTTTGTTGGCAAGCGGATCTAAACTTAATATTAGATATGAAATCACCAGCCCTAACACTTCATCAGGTACATTTAACTTAATAATTAGAAGAGGTGATGATGATACTAATAACAAGATTATCCTTGAACAATATAACAATGTAACTCTTGATCCATTTGACGACAATTATATTGGCAAAGCAGTAGGTACCCAATACCTTTCAGCTTCAGGAACCGGAGCTAATGTTTACACCCAGGTTAATGGTGAATATCCAACTGTAAGTAATTATGTTTATGTTTCTAATATAAATGATACTCCAAACTATTCTGATAGCTTAGGTAATGTAAGAGTCTCAGCATATACTGCTAGTGTTCCTTCTGCAGGTAGTGGTTCATTTAATGGTGGTACTGGTGCATTAGTAGCAGGTGCTCTCTTCGGTAAAGATATTACCCCAACCAACATTTGTGGTGTTTCTGGTAGTGACTACACAGCTTCATTCTACCTATTGAACGATACAGCTTACAAATATACCTCAATTGCTGCTCCTGGTTTGAACTACGCAGACCACACCTCATCATTAAATATTTTATTAACTAATACCAAAAACAGAGCAGATTCAATTGCTATAATTGATCTCCAAGACTACACAGATTTAAGCGTTTCAAATGCTGTTACTACAGCGGCATCAATTAATAATTCTTATGCGGCTGCTTATTTACCATGGTTGTTAGCTAGTGATCCTGCTCTTGGTAAATTAAACTGGGCACCACCTTCAACATTTATTGCTGGTGTATTTGCCTACAACGATAGTGTAGGTGAGCCTTGGTTTGCCCCAGCAGGTCTAAATAGAGGTGCTCTTCCAACAGTAGTAAGAGCTCAAAAATCCCTTACTAAAACAGATAGAGATACTCTTTATGCAGGTAAAATTAACCCAATTACTTCCTTCCCTAACGCAGGTGTTGTAGTATTTGGTCAGAAAACACTTCAAACTAAAGCCTCAGCTCTTGACCGTATCAACGTTAGAAGATTGTTGATTAACATCAAACAATTCTTGGATTCACAAGCTGGTAATATAGTATTTGAACCAAACACACAAGCTACTAGAAATAACTTCTTAGCAATTGTAAACCCATATCTTGAATCAGTTCAACAAAGACAAGGTCTATATGCATTTAAGGTTGTTATGGATGAGTCATTAAACTCAGCAGCGGTAATTGACAGAAATGAATTAGTGGGCCAGGTTTACCTCCAACCAACTAGAACTGCTGAATTTATCATCCTAAACTTCAATGTTCAACCAACAGGAGCCTCCTTCCCAGATTGATAGAAGTTTAACCTTAAAAGTATAAAAAAACAGATTCTCTAATATTTATAATCAAAAACAACAAAAATGGCAGTATTAGATTCAAACGAAATTTTTTTCACAGCATTTGAACCCAAACAACAACATAGGTTCATATTGTATATGGATGGTATTCCTAGCTATGCAGTTAAAGGCATCAGTGGTATTGGAGTTACCCAAAACGCAATTACAATAAACTACATCAACGTTTTACGTAAGATCAAAGGTAAAACTACTTGGAATGATGTTACTCTAACCCTTCACGATCCAATTACTCCTTCTGGAGCACAAACCGTAATGGAATGGGTAAGATTAGGACACGAATCAGTAACAGGTAGAGATGGTTACTCTGATTTCTACAAAAAAGATTTAACCCTTAACCTTTTAGGTCCTGTAGGTGATGTAGTAAGTGAATGGGTACTTAAGGGCTGTATTATTACAGCAGCTACATTTGGAGATTTCAACTACGACAACACTGAAAACCCAGTTGAGATTTCGTTAACACTTGCACTCGATTATGCAGTCTTGAATTACTAATATAAGCCAAAATATTATATAAAAGGAGCGCACGAAAGTGCGCTTCTTTATTTCTCGATATATTTATATCAAAACAAAGTTATACAAAATGAGTGATACACAATTTAATTTACCAACAGAGGTTATAGAATTACCTTCAAAAGGTCTTTTATACCCCGAAGGTCATCCTTTAGCAGAGGGAAAAGTAGAAATAAAATACATGACTGCTAAAGAGGAAGACATTTTAACAAACCAAAACTATATCAAAAACGGATCCGTAATTGATAAATTACTTCAATCCTTACTTGTAACAAAATTTAATTATGATGATTTACTAGTGGGTGATAAAAATGCAATTATGATTGCGGCACGTGTTTTGGCATATGGTGGAAAGTATGATGTTACTTACGGTGGAACAGAACAAGAAATTGATTTAGCATCTTTAGAAAACAAGTTTTTAGATGAAACTCTTTATGTAAGAGGAAAAAATTCATTTGAATATGAACTCCCACACACTAAAAATAAAATCACTTTTAAACTTTTAACAGGTCACGATGAAAAAAAGATCGATTCTGAATTAAAAGGACTTAAAAAAATTAGTAAATCAACTTCTGCTGACGTAACTACGAGATTGGCTCATACTATAATAGCAGTTAATGGTTCTTCTGAAAGAAAGGATATTAGAGAATTTGTTAACAACTATTTTTTAGCCAAAGATGTCAGAGAATTTAGAAAACACTATAGTCATATAGCCCCAGATGTTGATATGGATGTAGTATTAACAAATGCTGAGGGGGAAAGCGAAACTGTAAAGCTTCCTATCGAGTTAGGCTTTTTTTGGCCTGACCTCTGAGGCGGCACCCCTAGTCCGTCAAAATTTGTTTACTCAAATACATGAAATTGTATTTCACGGACAGGGAGGGTATTCTTGGAGTGATGTTTATAATATGCCTACGTGGCTTCGTAAATTTACCTTTCATAAAATAAAAGAATTTTACGATAAGAAAAACAATTCACAACAAGAAGAAGCAACCCAAAGCTGGCTTCAGGGGGCTGCTAGGCAAGAAGCGGAAAAAAACGCACAAGCAAAGTCACCTACTTATTCGACTAATATGAAAAAAGCATCCCAGTGATGCTTTTTCTTTTTAAATATTTATTAACATGGCATTTGATCCTAATTTAAATCCTGAAAACCTAAAAAAGGTTAATCAAGAAGCTACCCGCTTATTATCTGCTTTAGGGGGCATTAGCAGTGCTTTAAATGAAGCAGCTAAAAACTCAGCTAAAATATCAGGTGATACTTTAGATACTTTCAAGTCATCCCAAACCCAAGCAGAAAAACTTGCTAAAAAACTTCAAGGTTTAACAAAAGATCAATTAAAGGGATTAAGTCTTGAAAAAACATTCAAATCAGATTTAATTAAACTAGATGCTGAATCAGCTGCTAGAGCAGCAAAAATAGCCACCCTTCAGGAAAATATAAACACTTTATATGAAATTGGGGGAGAAGAAGCTATGGATGAAGCAGATGCTTTAGCAGAATCCCTAGTACAACTTCAGGAACAAAATAGTATATCTGAAGAAGTAAAAAAACAATTTGAAAACATTCATCAGACTACCCGAGAAATAGAAAAGGTTAACCCTTTTAAAGGGGTATCTGAGATGGTTCAAGAAGTACCTATTCTACGTAAAGCTTTTGATGGTTTAGCTAATGCTGCTGATAAATTTAATGATGAGTTAGTAGAGGGCAATAGTACTATGAAGGCTATGGGTAAATCCCTTTTAGATATAAAAAAGGGAACAGGTATTTTTGCCGATATAGGAAAAGGTATAGCTGCTTTTGGTATTAAGTCTGCAGTTGAAGGATTTAATAGATTAGATGAGGCTTCAGTAACTCTTGAGAAGTCTCTCAATATGAACACTACTGAGGCTATTAATTTCCAAAAAGAATTAATCCACACTGCTAATACTATCCAGGGTGTAACAGCTGGAGACTTAAATAAATCTTTAATAGAAGCTAACCAGGCATTAGGTACTACAGCCAAAATGTCATCAGAAACATTGCTCACTTTTACTGCTATGACAAAGCAGATGGGTGTTTCTGCAGATGAAGCTTCTAAACTTAATCAATTCTCCCTTGCCTCAGGTCAAAACTTTGAACAGTTTACTAACGAAGCAATAGGTTCAGTTCAAGTATTAAATGCCGTTAATGGTACTGCTATAGATTATAAAGGCATCTTAAAAGATGTTAATAATATGTCTAATGCAGTTAAACTTTCTACCCAAGCCCAAGGTAAAAATTTAGCTGAAGCTGCTTATCAAGCCAAGAAGATGGGCTTGAGCATGGGAGAACTAGATAATATTGCTGGGGGATTATTAGACTTTGAACAATCTATTGCAAACGAATTAGAGGCCGAACTATTATTAGGCCGAGACCTTAACTTAGAAAAAGCCAGGGCCGCTGCTTTAGATAATGACCTTGTTA